CGCAGTTCAGGTATCTGAACAGTGTTATATATAGTCTGTTCGGCCTGTTGCGTGAATAAAGCAAGCTGGTCATCTGTGAATGTATTCTCACAAATGTCTTGTATATTCGTCTTTAATTCGGTGTAGTTCACCAGAATTACCTCTTACGCCATTGGGCCACGGGCTATCGTACCTTTAGTAGCCGCACCGTTACCGCGAGTTTTTACACCGCTAGTCTTCATATCAATCGGCTGGTTACAGCACTCTACCTTATATTTTTTTGGCTGGTTTGGCAGTTTCTTTACTTTGGGCGCTTTCATTATTCGCTCCTAACTTGTTGTTACTGTTACAGTTCCTAGCCCACCAGTACCTTGTAGGTTGTCTGGAGTAAGCCCGTCATTATTGTTTAATCCTACAGGGTTCCAACCCCATTGGGTATCCCTACTTGCCGCCAGCTCCGCAGTGTCAGGGCGCGGGTCTCGCACGGCCTGTGGGTCTTCTATAACAAACTCTCCCAGATGTAACTGGGGGTGGTCCGGGTTCCAACATTCAGGGCACGCCTTGATGTTAGTCTCTTTACCCTTGCGAACCAGATTAGTGAGTTGACGCAACCGGTACTGGAACCCACACACATCGCATATGGCGATAGCGTTGACAGCGGCGGAATATCTAGCCATCAGATAGCCCGAAACATCCTAGGGACAAAGCGAACCGACGCTTTCTCTCGGTCTTCGCCAGCCGCCAGATCAAACTGTTTTTCGTATTCGGCCTGCAACATCGGCACTCGTGGCGCAAGCTCCGGGTCTTTCATAGCAATATAATACGCCAGCCCCGCCACCAAACAGGGAAGGAACCGGAAGTTAACATCGGCTGTTTCTGCGCCAGCCCCAGCATCCTGAATCCTACGCATACGCCAATACACCAATGTGTAGGCGTCACTATCCGGCACAGGCCACACCGTAACAGTGGGGTTATCCCGGCCCCGGTCAACATAAACCTGAATCGGACGCCCCTGTGACAGCTTGTTGGGGATAGAGGAGTACGTGGATACACTCACCCTAGACATATTCAAATCAGACTGGGTGCTTACACTACCTGCGCCAGTACGTATAACCTGTTCCAGTAGGTCTATAGTATCGGCGGGCAAGTTGTAAGTAGCAGTACCGGAAGTAAGGGCAACGTTGCCCTCCTCTATGGTCCACATGTTAAGGCCACGGTTTTGCCACTCAATTGTGAGCAAATTCATAGACCTACGGGCAGTGCGCAGGTCATAGCCTGAACGCATTTCCCTACCGGCACGTTCCCACGCTTCTTCCGCAATCTCGGTGAAGTCTGGGCTGAACGCTGTAGTACCTGATGTAGCCATTATTTCTTCCTAGCCTTCGTTGTCTTTTTGCGCTTCAAAGGCGATACACGCTTGGGTTTCCCCGCTGGCTGGCCTAATCGTTTCTTCTGGCTAATTCTGGACTTCTTCTCCGCCGCAGTCATTTCAGAAGCGGTTTTCGGGGTCTTACTAGACACCCTCTTAGTGGGCCTACAGTACGGCGTACCGCGTTTTTCACCCTCTTGACGCCCGCACGCCTTACCTGTACGAACGTCCTTCCAGTCCTCTTTAAACCAGCGTTTGAGGGCCGCGCCCTTTTCTGTCTTACGAACCGCCACTAGCCTTCTTCCTGCATTTGGCTATAGCCCCGGAGGCGTAGGCAGACGGGAAAACCTTATACTGCGATTTCACTTTGCGATAACACGCATCCTTTACCGTACCGCCTTCCCTCATGCCACAGCCACAGCCTTTTTTGTAATAGCTTCTCATCGCATCTTACAAGGACGTACACCTTTCATGGCCATACCAGCACCACGGACTTTACCGCCCCGCTCGTACTTCATTACCTTGCCGCCGCCCATCATTTTATGCTCAGAGTCTTTCATCATGGAGCCATCAGGCATTTTGTGGTATCCAGCCATACCACCTTTTTTCATTCTTTTAGTGCCACAATTTGACATTTTGCCACCTCGTTTAAATTTTTTACCTTCGTCCGCCTTTTCGTAGTCTTTGCCCACACTCTGTGGGATTCCCACTTTCTTGGCAAACTTCGGGTTGTTAGCAACCGCTACCATTAAATCATGTTGTTTCTTTGATTTACTTGGCATCTTTTACCATTTCACCTTGTCCGCCCAGTAGGCCGCGCTCATCTTACCTTTCTTGATATTGCGTCCGTGGCGAGCCTTGAAGGATTTACGCTTGGCCTTCATACGTGCGGATTCGCCTTTCTTGGGCTTACCAGCAGTGCTGGCGCCTTGCTCACCGAAACGAATGACTTTCTCCTTACCACCCTCGCAAGCCTTAACTACATGAGACTTCTTTGGGTGGCTGGGAGTGCGCTTGGGTTTGTTGCAGGACATGGCCTTTTTATCGACCCTGCCACCTTTTGCGTAGTACCTGCGCATAGCCCTTCCTTAACTGTAAAATACAGTCAGTGCAGTTATGTTGGTCGTGGTGCTTATATACACATCATCAGTAAAGCGAATCCCGTTGTCTGGGATGTTTACTGAGTGAGAGTCAGAGGCCAAGAAATCCAAGTCAAGCAGAGTTTCCCCGCCGTTTCCATTGGTAAGGGTCAGTCGACCTGCACCTGCGGAAGTCAACACCTGAACTTGGCGCACACGCGCCGGACCAACAGCAAGAGAACCTGTGCCGGTGACGCGCTTACTTCTTACATCGGACATTGACATAAGTTACTCCTCGGCTTTTTTAGCTTTTTCAGCTTTCTTAGCCTTTTCTTTGGCTTTGGGTGCGGGCTTCTTAGCAGTACCGTCAGGGTTTAGACCCCGAGCCGCTAATTCTTCCGCACTTGGCGCCTTAAATCGTTCGCTCATAAGTCACCTCATTAAGCAGTTGCAGTTACGCCAGTATCTACGCGAATCCAATTACTACCGTCAGAGAATACAAGGTTGCCTGTACCATTACCTGTAGTTTCAGAAGCCTTCAGGGCGTTTGACGCATACAGAACAGTACCTGCACCAGCCGAAGCCGCCGCTGGGAGTGTAGCTACAGTGTAGGTGGGGACTTTAATATCGCCGATAAATCCATTAGTGGAAGTTAACGGACCAGAAAAAGTGGTGGAAGCCATTTTATATACCTCTTGCACAAGGGTTTGTTCCGTAGTCTGTGCAACGTCAGGAGGGCAAATACCTGTCTACGAAACTAATTGATGCCCTGAGTCTATTTAGTGTATATCAAAAGAAAGGGGGCAACAAGTGCCCCCTCCTCGTAGCGCCGTTAGGCGCCTGCGCTTCCGAAAATACCCAGCGGGTCGGATACGCCGAAAGAGTACCTTTCACGAGCCTTGTAGCGGCTGTTTCCAGTATCAAAGTCGGCATCCATAGAAGTACTCATCGGTGTACGGACGAAGTGCTTCAGACCATTCGGGATGTCGGTCAGCAGGAACCATGCGTTGGTGTCTGTCAGGTAGTGATTGACAGTGTAACCACCGGGGATGGCGCCCATGTTGCGGAGAGCGTTGATGTCGTTATCAGCGGTACCAACACGACCTTCGGTCTCCATCAGACGATCAGCAACAAACTGAAGATCGGGCGGAACAACCAATTTGCTTGGCTTAGCGGCGATCAACAGACCACGCTCGTCAGTCCAACCAGCGATCTGAATGATTGCGGCCTCCAGAGAGGTCTCGTTCAGGTCGGCAGGAGTGGCCAGCTCGTTAGAGTTGGTGCCACCACTCACCAGCGGGTGGTCAGTAGCACAAAGCTCCTTACCGTCACCGTAGGTGTAGCTGCTGTCAAACGCGTTGTTCAGGATAGCTGCGGCTTTAACCTGCTTGGTGTAAGCCATGGCGCGAGCCAGTGCCTTGGTATAACGAGAGGACAGAGAATCGTACAGGTTGTCTTCAATCGCTTCTTCAGTGATTGAAAAGCCCATAGCAATGGTCTCGTGGTTATACCGTGCAGTCCACGCTTCCTGCGCGTTGTCGTAGGAAATGGCAGAACCCTCGTCCTTGACGGGGGCGGCACCAAAGCCAGACAACTTAGTTTCTTCTTCGAAAGAACGGTCAGAAGATTCAGTTTCGTAAATCTCTGCGTGTTCTTCCCCGTATTTAGCATACTCCATACCAAATAAGGCGTTAAGCCCCGGCAGGAGTTCCTTAAGCAGTTGTGCTCTTGAAATAGCCATGTGTCAGTACTCCTTAAACGCCAGTGTTCATCGTGACACGATGAGCGCCAGTGGTGAATTTAACCAGAACGTCCGGGTACGTATCATCAGTAGCTGATACGAAGCCCATAATCAACAAGCCACCAACGGTAGTCTGTACTGTAGCATCAAGTGCCATAGTAGAGTTACCGGTAGCGGTATCGCCTGAAGTAAGGGCGTTCTGAGCGGCGGGGAAGCCGGTAATAGTGCCAAGATCGTCCTGACCACTAACACCGTCAAGCTGCGCCTGAAACAGTACGTTAGGATCGTCAACGACGTAAGCTACTGCATTCACTGCGCCAGAAGGGTAGTACTGAGAGTGTACTGTCTGACCCTGATCGTTTACGTATTCACAACCAACAAATACGCCAGCGGCTCCGATAGAAGAACCACCAAAGTTATTGGTTGTAATGTCTTTACCAGTACCATCAGCAAGTTCGATATAACCAGCCGCAGTGAGCTGTACAATCGAACCATTGAAGATGTTATTGGCGACCCCAGCAGGGTCAATTTTGTAGTGGGTGACGGCGCCCGAGTAGGGTAAGCCATCAGCCCGCTTAACGGGCTTCAGCCCGTACGGTGTAGCGGAAGATGCCATGATAGACTCCTTAGATTAACCTTTTCCGAAAGTAACTTTCGAACGCCGGTCGTTGAAGATAGGCATTCTCGGGTCACTCTCACGCATCAAGTTATTGTCTACAGACCGCATCTGACTAGCGGATTGCTCCTGATAATAATCAGTACGATCCTCGACAAGTTCTTGTGGGGCCTTGCAAAGCATCAAACCACCGATAACGATATTATCTTTAAACCGTTCGTTTTCAACGACAGCAAGTTCAATCTCGGGGTGATCCGAAGCTCTAACCGGCTCCCAGCCTTCACGTAGTTTGGAGGTTACATTGGTTGGATCAGGGTTGCCACGGGTCGTTACACGTACCCAGTGAAACGAGTAACCGTCTTTTGGGTCGGGAGTAGGCAGTACTTCTGGCCTGCGCCACGCACGCTTACGGACAGTTTTTTCACGTGTAGTGTGTGCTCGTTCTATTCTGTTCTCAGCCATTATGTATTCCTCTGTAAGTTTGCAACCTGTTTGGCGTATACATCCAAAGGTACGTTAAGACGTTTCGCTATAGCAATTTGTGATTGAGTTAATCTCACCTTATTAGGTGAAGTGCTCCGCGTAGCGGGGGCAACCACATTGCTAGACTTCTTTTTTGGTTCCTCTGGTTCATCTATCCCGTCATCAAACTGATCCGGGAATACTTTCCGCATACGAGAATTTATCTTCTCGTAGTAGTCGTCAGATTGGGGGTCTACCCCCTCCTTGACTAATTTACTGTGGTACCCCAGTGCGAACGCGGTCATTTCGTCGTCAGAACCAAACCATGGGTTATCTTCGCGCCATGTTTCAGCCTTGACATCCCTAACAACTTGTTGTTCTTGGGGTGCCTCTACTTGCCGTTGTACCGTATTAGTATATGATTGTAAAGGAGTTTCTTTTGCAGGCTTAAAACTAGAAACCCTGTCCAAGCGTATTTGTGCGTTATTCAACTGCTGCTGAGCTTCCAAAATAGCATCGGACTCGCCACGCTCGTACGCATCTTTATAAGCACGTTTAGCAGCCATGACTTCAGCTTCTACCTGCCTTGTAGCTGACTCAATCAAAGCATTCTGACTTTTTATCCCGTCATGCTTCAACCGGTTGTTCTCTTCAATCAGTTGTTTAGCGTAGGATTCTACGGCCTCACGCTCGCGGAGCGCCTGTTCTTTAGCCCTACGCTCGTCGTGGTAGCCCTTACTAAAGTGCTGAATGCGTTTTTTAACCTTTTCAGAGTAGTTTACTAACTCGTCGTCAGTAACTTCTGAAGGCGGTTCAGACGGAGTTCTACCCCTATCTTCGGCTGGGGTATCGTCTTCAACTTCAATTTCAACGTCTCCGGCTTTAACACTTTTTATATCTGTTTGATTTTTAACAGATTTTGGTTTTTGCTGTATGTTTTCACGGCCAACGGCGGGTTCAACCTCTATTTCGGTGCTGGACTCGTCGTCTACGTTAATTTCTACTTCAGTTAAGTTTTCCGCTTTTTCATCCGGAAACTCAAATCCTACTTGCTGCATAGCCATAATTTACTCCTTACGCACGAGTTATTTTGCTCGGGTCTTGGACGACAGCTTCCACTGTATCGTCGTTGATTAAACGGTACTCTTGTTTTCCAACCTTAAACCGGGTGCCGCTATTAGAGCGAAACATCACATAATCGCCCTGTTTACACCACGGACCAGTTGGAAAGCGGTCAGCATCGCTATACGCCTGCTCGCCCATGTCAAGAACCACTCCCACCATAGACAGGATGTGCTCTTCACGCAGGGTCTGCTCGGCTTTTACTATGCCGCTGCCCCCAAAAGTATCGTCAATACTGGGCATAGCAATAAGTATGTGGTAGCCGACAGGTTTTGGTATCTGCGCCTCCAACACAACTTCTTGTTTTTCCTCAGTTTCTATCTTTTGCTTGCGTTTTTGCTCTAACGCAGTTAGTTCAGTCATCGTCATCGTCCATATAATTGCGCGATAGGTCTTCTACTTCTCGTATTGCGGTGGTTAGACCTCGGATCACCCCGCAAATCTCACGGTACTGGGCGTAGTCTTTTGCTGACCCAGACACCAATGATTCTTCGCAAGAGTCAATAGACTCCTGTAGTTTATCTTTTAGCACGTCAAAGACGGTTTTAGGCATTATTATCACCGTTTATATTGTCTAGCAGTGTCCTTACCCACCAGTAGAACAAGTCTTCAGTAAGCTCGTGTTTCATCAAGTTCACTCTGTATGCCACTAACTGCACGTTGTCCTTTATGTATGGTTCGTAAGGTACAATTCTATCTATACTAGCGTTGAAATCCTTGCGTCCACTACCGTCCTTGTGGTGGGTGAGGACTACACCAGATAAGGCACAACGCCCATTCTGCTCCTTCCATATATCCACCAAGTCCTCTTTCTCCAGCTTGAACTCGGCTTGAGTGTGCCCTGTCTGCTTCCTGTTGGTATGCGAATACTTACACTGCGAGTACAGCCCATATAAGTACTGCACATGGTCAGTTGATACCGTCCTGCGGTGCTTAACAGTTTTACAGCTAGTGCACGTATGAGTCCTAGGTGGGAAGTCCTCTGCTGGCTTTACTTCCCCACACCTTTTACACTTTTTCTGCCTAGGCGCCACCATACAGCTACCCTGTTAGCGCCGGTTACGCGCTACTGCGCTTCGCCGTCTTTCGCCGCGTCAAGTAACACTTTAGCCTTGTCTATGTTCTGTTTTGTTGCGGCCTGCTCGCCCTGCTGGGTGATACGCGCCGCCTCCAACATGTCTCTTGTCTCAGCGTTTTTCTTATTGACATTGAGTTTTTCTGCTTCCAGCATAGTGTCGGCTTGGTCTTTCTTCTCTTTGCGCATCTGCTCGCGCTCTTTAACCTGAAGCTCGCGTTCCCTCATCTGCATTACAGGGTCTTGCGCCTGTTGCATAGCGGCCTGCTGGGCCGCCTGTGCTTGTTTCTGCTGAGTAAGCTGGCTACCGGCCTGCGCCATGGTCTGGGACAGCAGTACCTCAATGTCCTCTGGCAGTCTCTCATTGGGTGGTGGCAGGGGTGCGCCAAGTTTCTCTTCGATCTGACGGCGGTACTCGAACGCCGTATGCTCTGCTATGTGGGCCTGAAGTGACGCCATAATCTGCTGAGCGGCGGGGTTTTGCCCTATCATAGCCGCAATCTGAGGGTCTTGCATGAACGACTGATGGGTAGCAATGTGGGCCTGATGGTCCTGATAGATAAACGCCTTCATGGGTTCTCCCTGCAAGGCACCCATGTTCTCGCTGACCGGGTCTTTGGGCAGCATATCTTCTTCCATCGGGATGATCTTATCCGCGTTCTTAATACCAAGAACGTCCAACATCTGCCTGTGAAGCTCCGGCAAATCATAAATCTGCGGGGCCTGCTGTGACATTTGCAGTGCGGACTGATACTGCACAACGCGTTGTGCCATCGTGGTGTTGTTGGGGTCGGATACGGGGATTACTTCAGTGGTGGCATAGTCAAGGTATCTGGCGCGAGGTTCAGCGCGGTCTGGCACGTACCCATATTCATCAGGAGCGTGCTCCGCAATAATGGCCCGCAGGAGTTTGAACTCCTGTTTCATAGCATAGTGAACCCTAGCCTGCACTGCCGCCATAGGTTTAAGCGTACGTTCCAGAAGAGCGAGGGTGGTCCCCACTGGCGCGTTGGCACTCATGTCACTGACATTCATGTCCGAGATAGCTCCCAGACGACGGCCTTCATCAGTGATGCGGTTCAACAACGCCAGTAGGGTCTGTGAAGGCTCTTTATATGGCATCGGCATGATGTTGTCGCGGATAGACCCGCTAGGTACATCAACATCACGGAACTCACCCGGCGCGATGGGGGTATCGTCCCCTTTCACACGCAAACCACGAGATTTCAAGCCGCCGGGGAGGTTAGACAGTGTGCCAGCGTCAACTAACTGGCGAATGAGTGAGGTACCAGCACGTGCGTAACCGCCGATAATATGAATAAGTCCAAGACCATAGAATCCAAACCCGGGTACGTATACGTAATGTACAAAGTGTTGGCGTTTTAGTGCCAACGGGTCTTCAGGGTTCCAATTACGGCGCACGCCCAGCACCTTACCGGTACCGCGCTCAATGGTAATAACGTACGGTTTGGCGAGACCCTCGCCGTCATCCTCCAGTCCATCAATAACCAGCTCGGCGTGTATCTCATATAAGCTGTAACGAGAGTCTGCTGTCAGGCTAAACCCGTTTTCTTCGGCCTTCTTCTCTTCAATGTCTGTAAAAAACGACTGCGGCTCACCCAGTTTGACATCCCTATAGAACCCAGATGCCTGCAACTTGTCCATCTCGTTCTTTGTTTTACGCATTATGTGCGTAACACGCTCGGCGCTCTCTATATTAGTGGCGCCGTAAGGAACAATAACGTCTTCAGCAGGGATATAAATGGCTACCTGACGGGCCAAATTAGGGTCAAAATACACCTTTTTGAACGCTGAACCGCCAAGCCCGAGGCTGTAAAGAAGCCGTTCATGCTCCGGCCTGTATTCGGACATGACCTCCGTAAGCTCGTAGTTCATATCAGTACGAACACGCTCAGCGGCCTCTTCCTTGTCTTGAGTGACCTCACCAATAATCTTGGTCTTTACCGGGCCAGAAGCAGGGAAAGTCTCACTCATGGCTTCTGCTTGGAACCGTATAGCGGCTTCAGCCAGCACGCTACTGTATACCCCGCAAGCATCATCCCAAGGTTCAGTACGCTCTTCGTACTTCAGCCCGAGGACTTCCAGACCTTTGACAAACGTATCAGCCCATTCGCTACGACTATTAATATCAGCGTCTACTTCACCAAGCAGATCATTGGATAACGAGGTAAGGACATCATCATCAAGGTAGTCCGCCAAGTTTGCGTCGAACGGCGCCCCCATAAGCTCTTCCAAGCCGGATTCCGGTACCAGTGTTATCTCCACACTGCCGTCGTCCAGAGTTACCATCTCTGGGTCAACGATGGTTATCTCCATCTCGGAGTCTTCCATCATTCCTTCAATCCCTTCGGGTGATTGGTATACGCTTCGTTCAATAGCCATTATTTATTCCTCAATAGTACCCGCCGTGCCTTTGTTTGAAGTAGCGTATCTCATCCGCTTCGTCACTTGGTAATCTAATAAACCCACCCTTACGGAACCGCATCAACGCAAGCGAAACAGAGTCGACGTAGTCGTCATGCTCTCCCGCAGGAAAACTTGCAACCTCATCAATGACCTCTTCGGCCCAAGACCGGTTTGGCGCCCATACAATTCCAGACGCAAACAAGTCAGACACAGAGTTAAGTCGTGTAATCTTGTCATTCCCTCTGCTTGGCGTAAACTCTTGAACCGGTATACCCATCGCACGCATCTCGTATATCAGCGGCGCACCTGATGCCTTCTTTTCAATTATTATAGAATCAGGTTCCCAGTCTTGATACTGCTCTATAGCTACTCGTTTAAGCGTAGGGAACTCCATTCTCTCACGATAAGCGTTCAAAAGTATAATATTTGCCTGCTGAACCCCAGCATCATTAGTTTTATAGAAAACACCCCAAGTAGTCAGAGCCGAATAGTCAGCCCTTGATGTCTTCTCAAACGCCGTATCCCACGCCATTAGTATGTAATCACAGTTTGGCGGGTCTTCTTCTTCCCATACTTGCCACCAATCACGCTTCACGATAGCCGAAGTCTCAGATGTGGGCTGTTGCTGGTACTGAGCCATCCATTTTGAGTTGGGTAGCTCCTCTTTTAGCGCTTTTAGCTCTGATAACTCCCAAAACTGGGGCCACAATGCCTTACCAGACGGCATAATTGCAGGAAATTCAATAACTTCCCACTCATCACCCCCACGCTCGGCACTAGATTTAAGAACTTTAGCCGTTAAGTCCCTCAATGACCATCGGGTCATGACTACGACGATAGCCCCACCCGGTTGTAGACGCTGACGAGGCCCAGATGTGTACCACTCGTATGTCTTATCGTAGATGTCAGGGTTTGTTTCAGCTAACGCGGCCTCTTGCTCGGAGTGTGGGTCGTCAATTATGAGCAAATCCGCACCTTTACCAGTAACCGCACCGCCTACACCTATCGCAAAATAGTCACCACCCTTGCTGGTGTTCCATCGCCCAGCCGCTTTACTGTCTGCGGACAAGGTTAAGTCGGGAAAAATGTCGTGGTAGTTCTCCTGATCCACCAAGTTCCTGACTTTTCTACCAAAACCTACGGCTAACTCCGCTGTATGCGACGTTTGAATGATCTTTTTGTGGGGAAATTTACCCAAAAACCAAGCAGGCAGTAGGTAACTAGCAAACTCAGACTTAGTATGGCGAGGAGGCATATTAATAATAAGCCGTTTACACTCACCGCTAGCCACTCGCTCAAACGCCTCAGCCATAATCGCATGGTGTTTACCCCCTATAAACGTCGGCCACACCTCTTTTACAAACGCCAAAAACTTCTCCCTAGACAACTTCCGCTTCTTCAGCTTCTCTAGGTGGTCAAGTTCTGCCAACAGCTTCTGCTGTTCTGCCTCGGACAGCAGTGGTAGTACCTTCGGTATATCCTTTAAGGATATGTTTTCAAACGGGGAGGTCGTCGTCATCTTCCGAAACTTGACCTATACTCGGTTCGTCTAAATATTCTTCTTCGCTATCAATGTCGTCTGTTTCGCTTTCCAATGTTAAAGGCTCCAGTTCATCAATTGCTGAGGACAGCGGAGTTATGTCAATCACTTGCGCATTCAACAGGCGCTTAACGCGCTCTTTTATTTCCTTCTCTAGCTCGTCAGGATTCTTATAGTTTATTGTTACTTCGCTACGCTCGGTGAAAATGCCAATGTCGCTATGCTTGCCAAGAAGCTCTAATGCCTTCAGCTCAAACCTTGGATCACCACAGTTAGCTATCTCCATTAGCTTGTTAGTTATGGCAGCGCGTGCTGATGCCGCGTCCATAGCAAGTTGGGAACCGTAGGTACGTAGGAAAGCCGCCGCTGCGAAGGCAGTATTGGGGAGTTTTAGATTATCAGTCTTTCTGGCTTTGGCTACAGCTTCGAGTAGTTCCTTCTCTCTCCCCGCATCTTCTTCAGTCACCTCAAGCGGTGCACCCATCTCGACTTGCAACTCGGCTGTGTTACCCGCCACCGTCATTTCATCTAGTAGCGTAGCCGTTTTTTCGTCGGATGTATCGTAGGGAACAGGGTGTTCCTTTGTAGGTTCTATCTTAACCACAGCCATTCGCAGGTACCTTAATACCGTTTTGCGGAGTCTATCACATATTTTACTAGTTATAACAATACCTTTTACGAAGTGCGGGACATAGGGGTACTAGGTTTACGTAGGGACGGTTGGGACTCCCTACCGGGGGGGTTTTGTATATCGAGGGGGGTGGGGGTCAATTTGGGAAAATTTCGCAAAG